TGTTCGTTGAGGATGATGGGAGCGAGACTCGGGTAACTTTCAATCGAACAGTCAAGGCGCTTAGGAGGGTCAGGGATTGAAGCGAGACTTGCTCCTGCATCGAATCGAATGCATCCTGTCTGACAACCCGACTCGTTGGTTCACGGCGAGGGGATTGCAAGAGGCCATCATTGACCGATTCAGCACCGATGTGCCATACCCGAACGTGATTGCTACCTTAATCAAGCCTCTGATTCGGGATGGTCGGATTGAAGTGAATGAGGTTCGTCGTCGTTACGAATACAGGTGGGGCAGACGATGAAGGTCATGGTCCAGTGCAGATGTGGCGCTCGCCTTGAGCATGATACAATCGAAGGGACGGTTGGCAACATTTTGGTCATTGTTGATGTTCGCCCAGGGCTATGCTCCTGCCTTTCGTCTTGATTCATGCAAAAATGACAGAGCCTTAATATAGTGCCCTCTGTTAGGGATTAACATGGCCGCAACCCAAATCCCCAATCATCCGACCTGCGAACAATGGATTTCACCCCGCATGATGCGAGAGTTCCCCACTTGCGTTGTCCGTGGATGCGCTATGCCCGCCACTCACTCCGTCAAGACCCGCGACATTTACATGGGCGGTGCACGAGTCGGTAAGTGCTGCTATCATGCAAATTGCCGCAAGCAGCAGCGAGAGGCCTGAATCGAATGGAGGGAATTATCATGCAAGAGCAGCAAATCCAGCACAGCCACAGCCCGAAAACCCTTCAGACCATCGAATTGATGGGCACATCGCCAGCCGATTGGGGCATCGTCAATTACACGGTCCGAGCCGAGGTTCGCAATCTCTCGCTCCCCGTTCAATGCCCCTCTTGCTACGGCAAAGGCATCGCTTATTCTCAATTCACCGATGGTGAGGAAACCCTCGTTGCCCATGTTCTCTATGCTCGATACGATGAGCAAGTCAAGGCTGATTACCCTCACATCATGGATTACTCCCGCCGAGATGCTTTCTTTCAAGGTGAATGGGTCAATGGAAGTCGTTCAGAGCCTCTTATGCATCAATACGGATGGGTCAAGGTTCACATGCCCAAGTGGGGCGGCATGGCTTGCCCTCAATGCCCTCTCAGCCGCAATGGGCGAAAGGGCACAGGCATTGTCTTTGAATCATTCACCGATGTCCCTGTCAACGCTCATTACCCAGCATGGCCAGCAGGGACGCAATTCACATCTCGTTTCCCTCGCGGAGCAGGTGGATGCGAGGCTTGCGGCAAGTGCGGAATCAAGTCAGGCGAATATGCAGTCGCTGCTCAGCGAGCCGACGGCGTTTGGGTCGGGATGTTCGTCGGCAATGCTTGCCTTCAGAAGTTCGGATTCAAGAAGTTCAAGACCATCGACGAGGATGCAAAGCAATGGAATTTGTCAGAGGGCACGAATGGTCTGTTCAAGCCATCGAATAAGAAGAACGCCAATCCTTTGGTTGAGCGAGTCTTCAACTTCTATTACCGCAGCCGTGAAGAAGTCGGTGCTTCTCTTGAAGTCAAGACCCCTGAAGTCGTTGAAGAGCCTGAAGTCATCGCCGATGAAGTCGTTGAAGTCAAGGAGATTCAGGTCGTGAGCAAGGGCTTCGATTGCCCTCATTGCTCCAAGACCTTCGGTTCTCGTCAAGGCCGATACAATCACATCCGCAAGCATCATGCTTGAAGCCTGAGCAATCGACAGAGCAAGGAGAATTCCTGTCGGCTTCTCGCCGATAGGATGACCCGAGCGTTTCAGCGCCTGTGAAAATCCGTATGTCATTTCATGGGATTATTGGTCCGCGCCCCATCGCCCTTCGGGCGACTCCCTTATCTCTCGCCGTGTCCATTTGTCACATCGCTCCATCCAGTCGCTCAAATCCAGTCGCTGGTGCTGGATGATGAATCGAATCGAGTCCTGTCAGGTGAGGGTCATCGCCATGGGTCATGGGTCGTGAGCATGGCTGGAGCAAGCGAATCCCCATTGCTCGCAGTTAAACGACCTCTCTGAGCAAGGGATTGCTTCGGTGCTATCCGACAGGGGTGAGAGCAATTGCTCGCAGTGGAGGCGATGAGAGAGCGATTTTTTGACAGGGGACTTGCTCGGGGCTGGATTGCTTCGATGAAAGGAGGGGGTCATGTTGCCCTGGGCGAGGGATTGGTCGATAGGGGATTGGGTCAGCGACTGGATAAGCAAAGACGGTGTCCGTGTGCCCCCCTGACGACCCCCCGCCCTGTCGATTCAGCACCATCACGCGCCCGCTTGCGCTATCCTATATCCTCAAAATTTGTGTCAATTTTTTGCCTATCTTTCTGTCAAAAAAATCGGTCAGTCTCTCAAATCGAAAATTGTGCCTCATCGGGGTCTTTGCTCAGAATCGGCGAATCATGGACTGACCGAAAATGCCGACAGAATCCAGCACCCTCAAAATGCCTGAAAAATCGTCGCCGCAGTCTCCGCTTTTTTGATTCTTATATTCTTAATTTTAAAAAAATAATAAATTCATCATAGAGGACTAAAAGGGACACACACAGGAGCAATCGAAGGGGGGTGTGTATGTTGAGGGAGGGGGTGCTGAATTTATTCTTGAGGGATGCCCTCATGTCGTCATATACATGAGGAGTCTGTTCATAATCATGAAGAAGCAAAAGCGACTGACCTGCCTCAAATGCGAACACCCCACATTTCAAGCCTCGCTCAAGACTGGCGAGGGGGCGAAAATCACCCTCTCATGCAACAGATGCGGCTCGGCGATTTCATTCGTGACGGGGGGCAAGCAATGAAGGCGACCTGCCTCTTTTGTGAGCATGAGAAGGAGGACTGCGAGAGTCATCCTGAATTGGTTTGCCCCGATGACCCCTATGAACCCGAATCCCCGATTTGCTCAGATTGTATCGACCGAGCAAGGCAACAGGCTGAGATGGACTTTGTGTGCAACGAATGCTTCGGATGCGTCAAAGGCAATCGAATCTCCATGACCGCCTTCGGGATGTTCTGCAATGAATGCATGAGCAAAGAAGGGTTTGAAGTCCCGACTTTGACCCCCATCCCTGAGAACGGTTGGTCGGGCAAGGATGTCGGGCGAGTCGTTTTCATCAAGGGTGAGCATGGAGTCATCATCAAGGATACGATAGTCATGTCATCGCTCAGAGGACCCGACATCGTGATTGGACCATCGACCTATGTATCGGCTCTGCACAATCGAATGCTGGGCTTCGTGCGGATGAGCAGCAGCAACACTTACGATGAAGGTCTGAGAGCCTTGCTCGATGAATTGCATGGCGATGATGATGACGAAGAAGGAGGCATACCGCTATGAGTCCGTCACAATGGCTGATGGCTTTCGCTTGCCTTCTGTTCATCCTCGCGGGCATTGTCACCTATGTTGAGAGTCAAAATCTCAAGGTGAGCGTCGCTCTGCTTTGCATCGGTCTCGCCAACGCCCTCTTGCTTTGGGAGGCTTCGGCATGACGGATAAGACAATCGACAATCCCATTTGCCCTGTATGCAATCTCAATGCGAAGGAGACTTGCGACCCTTACACTCAATCACGCATCTGTGCTGGATACAATTCGGGGCAACAGACTCCATGCGGCAAGACCATCATTCAATGGATTCACTTCGGTTGTGCTCAGCAAGGATATTTGAGGGATTGATGTATGGGCAGAAGCAATCGCAAGACCATCAGAATTCAATTCATCCTCTTTGGTGCTATCGCTCTCTGTGTGCTGTTGGGGTGGTTATTCAATGCTTCTTGACCCCGAATATCACGACGACTTTCGATGCCTCAATTGCGGCGAGGATGTCAATGATGAATTTCACACACGGCTTTACGAGAAGTGGGGTGCTCGCGGCTACAACACCTCTCAGACAACGCTCTGCGGTCGATTGCTCAGGATATGGATTCACCGACCATGCATGAAGCGATTCAAACATCCATACCTTGAGGCGATTATCACAGAGGCTTGATATATGACAGAGATGTCACAGGATTCATGGCGAAGCCCATCCATTACAGCCCGAAGCCCATCGACAAAGTCCTCTTTGAGGGCACTCCGAATGAAATGACGACTCAGGTCTACCCTCCCGTATGTGGGCAAGTCGGCAAGACCGGTCGCGTGGTCGGATATTCAAATCTCAATCGCACCCGCGACATTGACTTCTTCATGTCCTCCCCTCACCGATGTGACAAGTGCCTGAAGGTGATTCAAGGATGAGCAGTTACCCCGCCCGCTGTTCCCATTGCGGGAAGTCGATGCGTGTGCGAGGATTGTTCACAATTCCCATCTGTGGTGCATGTCAGACCAAAGAGAAGAAGCGCATCGCTCTTGAGATGGACAGAGATGTCTTGCTTTGGGCGATGGCTTGCCTCCCCGATGTCAATGACCTTCATTCAGTCCTTGATGGACCCGTTCGATTCTGTAAGGTGCATGGCATCGTCAATCACGACGGGTTCGCCAGCCTTCGCAAGTCCTCTTGCTCATGCGCATCCAGCAGCGCCCCATCAAAGACGATTCGGCAGGCGAACATTCACTTCGCCATCAGGCACAAATCGAAGGGCTGGATTCGTGGATGCACCATTGCTCCCTCGGCAACTGAAATCGAGCAAATGCGAGCCGATGGAGAGAAGGTCAATGTGACCAATCACCTGAGCCATGTATCATGTCGTCAGTGTGCCACCCGCATTCGCCGAGTCCTCGCTGAGCAGGATGAATAAGCATCCTGTCGGTTTAATTACTTGCATGCTGTCGGACGGACACCCCCCCTGCGATTGTGGGGTGGGCGCGGAGGCGAAACACATGAAACCGAAACACCTGAAATGGGATGAAATGCAGATGCAAGGATGTGGTGCTTGTCAATCACCGTTCATCATCAGAATGTATGATGAAATTGGCATTTACCGATGCCTTGAATGCAATGTCAATTTGACATCGGCAATGGCCAATCGTCGTCAGAAAATTGCCGATTATGATTTGTCAGAAGAGAATCGAGCGAGGGTCAAGGCGGCGAATCCGAACAAATTCATTGCCACCCTTACCGATGAAGAAGGCAATCCGTATCTGTATCGACCTGAGACCGATGATGAGATGAGGACTCGTGGTGATGCTGAGCGAGACGCGATGAGCAATCTCCCCAATGTCGGTGGGCGAATCATCCCCTTGAAATTCAAGAATGATGACTTTCATCGAATGGTCAACATCGGAACGAATGAGATGCAATCCGCACGGGTGCTTCATGATTGTCTCAAGGCACTCGGTCACGAATCCCTGCACACCCTAACTCAAGAACTGCATGAATTGCGTGCATTCAGGGATTCGATGATGTTACGCCATAGCACCGTTGCCGATGATGCGGATGTTCGCAGTGACGTTGAGATGATGAAGGAATTCAATCCAGCAGCATTTGCTCTCTCCACTCATGGTCAATTGTATCGTGATTGAGGTGGGGCATGCCCTGGGCTTTGATAGAGGTTGACAGATTGGTGAGAATCATGAGAATGTGGCAAATCCCCCCCGAAGCAATGTGTAGAAAGCATCTACTTGGTGAGCATGTGGAGATGCATATGTTCGCGGGCTCGCTCGTGAAAGGTATCTCCATGAAGGGGTATATCGACAACGGTCTCCTTGATTTGCCTCTGCTCAAGGAGAGGCATGACGAATTGGTCTCTGAGATGGAGCGGCGAGGATACAATCACAAATCCCCCCTTGAGCATGATTACATCAAAGACCATGTGTTCTCTCATTCTACCGTGCCCGACTTCGATTACAATGTCAGAGACCTCGCGGGTCGGTGCTCAGAATGCAAAGACCTTCTCAAGCAAGCGGGGGTCATCATCGAATGCCCCGTGTGCTCCAGCATTCATGTCACCAATCACGGTAAATTTGTCATGGACACAATCTGCATCGAATGCGAGCAAATGGCCACTTGATTGATTGACCGATTACGCCAATGTCTTGACATGGGATTCGCCGAGATTTTCTTCACCGAAGGAGCGACAATCGAAGTCATGCACTCAATGAAGGGTCATGACTGTCCTGATGAGCCTATTTATCATCGGCCCAGCGCCCAATGGTTCTGCCGGACCTGTGAATGGCGATATGAAATCACGGAGAATCAATGCTTTTTGTGTGGGATGGATGAGGACCAAGGACCGATTCATGACCTTCGCCACGCCTTTGGCGAATCATTCATCACATTCAAGAATCCGATGACAGGCATTGAGCATTCACTTCATTCGTCTTGCTCGATTTATGAGACCATCTCAGAGGCGCTCGGACTGGATTCAGCGCCTGATGATGATGAAGGGTGGGCTGCCGAATAGCCCCACCTTAAGTGACATAAGGCAGCCCACCTTTGAAATAGGTGCGTGCCGTGAGAAGTGACATGACAGAAGTCAAGGATACCCAAAGCAAGCAATTTGAACGCCTATTTGTCCTCTACGGAGACATGCGAGCCGATGAGGCTCACAAAGTCATCAAAGAGCAATCTCTGATGAAGGACATCCCCTCGCGCGATGTGGTTCGTGGCGTGTGGCGAGACATGAAAGTGAAGAACATCGAAGTGGCTTACTACGAGTCTGATGATGGCAAGCGATTCATGTCCCGACAGGGTCGATACCGCCACTGCAAGAAGACTGGAGCAACCCCCATCCGCCGAGGTGTGTGAGCATGGACTTGCCAAAATTCGCTGTGCACAATGGCATCGAATTGATGCTCGTGTATTCCCTTCAATACAAAGACACCGTGAAGGCTCACTACGAATCCGTCTGTGGCGAATTCTTTTGGACCCACTATCAGGATTTGAAGAACGAATTCACGAAGACGAACATCGACTGAGCATGTCGGTTATTGAACCGCATCGCCTTCATTGAAGAATGTGGGGAGCGAAGGTCAAGTCATGACCGATGTCATCAAGACCCTCCCCTGCGTTGCTCAGCCGCGATTCATAGGCATTGAGATTCAGACTCTCTTGCTATCGAATCCCGACACGGACTTCATTATTCGGCGAGATGGTCAGGTTATCTCAATACGGAGGCGAGATGATGAGTGCTCTGAGCAATGAGCATCTGATTATCGCTTCTTCAATCTATGGCCGCCTTCGCTCGCTCAATCCATTTTTGAAAGGACTCCCAAGCAACCCGCTATGGATTCGATGGCGTTACCTCCCCGTTGAGAGATGGCGATGCTACGGCGAGGCTCAAGACTCAGCCCAGGGCATAACCATCTCAATCAATCCCCTCGCCTTTGAGGATGAATGGCGACTCGTCCTTGAGGGGATAATAAATCACGAATTGGTGCATTGCATGATACCCCATGAGGGTCACAATCAGAGATTCAAGAAGGCTGAACGGGGATGGGAGCAAATCGACGACTTCACCCAAGCCCTCGCCGATTTCAGAGAATTTGTCAAAGAGTCGATTCACAGCAAGCACCGCTTCAATTACGAATGTCCCGAATGTAGGGTGAGCATCTCGGTCGATAAATTCCTGCCGAAGGGGTCAGCATGCCGTCTGTGCTGCACAACAAAGAATCGTGGTCGTCATGCCGTTCGATATGAATTGACCTATCTGGGCAAGGGAATTCGTGAGCAGGGAATGCAACCGCCTCTGTAATTTGCTTCAAATAGGTGGGGTGTCAAGGTAATGACATGACACAATCCAGTCGTCAATTGAAGCAAGCAATCAGAGATGAAATCATGTCCGTATTCGGCAGCGAATACGAAGCCGTTCAGAAGTCAGCATACATCGCTATTCGCAAGGTCGGCGATGAGAAGAATTGTGCTGCAATTTTTGGTGGCAAGGGCGGTCAGAGCCTTTACATCAAACAGAATGCGCGAGACCTCATGCCCGATGACATCATCGCTAAGGATGTTTCAACGCTGGGCAGGGGATTTCAATGGGCTGTTCATATCGCCGATGATGAGGACCCTCAACTGGGGCTTGCTGTGATTGCGGTCAAGCATTCGCTCAATCCCCCCGTCGATTTGCTGGATTCAACCGAATGAATGAACGGTTATCGGCAAGACTCTTTTGACAGAGTCTTGATATATGACAGGGGTGTGACATATGCTGGAGACGGAGACAATGAACACCGCCGAATTACTGAAAATTGAAGAGCAAGCAAATGAATTAGGCCTGATGAGCGACTGGGAGCGAGGCTTCATGTCCGATGTCATCCGCCGAGGCAAGAGCCTATCATCGAAGCAAAAGAGCATCGTCAATCGAATCGTCAATCGAATTCAAAATCACGATGAATCCGCTTTGCAGCCTTGGGTCAAGACCCTGCGTGATGCTATCAATGATTCTGAATACACGAATGGCATGAATGATTGGGCGCTTCGATTTTGCCGCGACATGGTGACTCGGGGCATGAACGGGACTTCGATTGAATCCTTCTCTCATCGGCAGAGGGAGATTCTTCAAGCCAATCTCAAGTGCGCCGAGGATTGGGTCGGCAATCGTGAAGAGCGAATCGCTGAGAAGCAAGCGGCTCTTGAGCAAGCCCGCCTTCGCCGCGAGCAGGCAGCAGCCGAGCGAGCAGAGCAAATTCGATTGCAGCAGCAAATCATCACCGAATCGGGCTTTGAGCGCCTTTACGCCCTCATTGATGGGGCGAAGGCTAAATTGCAGAAGCCTTCAATCACGGTCCGAGTCGCCCTGGGCGATGAATTTGACAACGCTGAGCAAACCCTTTGCTTTCAGGCTGATAAGCGCAATCACTGCGTTCATGTCAAGAGCAGTCACCGCAAGGGAGCAACTCAATTCGGTCTCATCAATTTTGAAGGCCTTTTCACCTTCAATGGCACTCTCTCTGCAAGTCATCGAGCGGCCGCAAGAATCGTCGCCGAGGACCCTCTGAAGGCTATCATTGAATTCGGCCATGCATCGGGCTCTTGCTCTTTCTGCCGCAAGGATTTGACCGATATACGCTCAGTATCTGTCGGGTATGGTCCTATTTGCGCACAGAAGTTCGGTCTGCCTTGGAGCAACCTCAACATCACTCAGATGACCGAATTCATGGTCGCCAAGGCTCAATCGGTTCGCAGCCTCGTTGATGATGAATCGACGGGCATGAAGACGAATCAATCAATCAAGTGCGATGATTGCAGCCTGTATGTCCTTCACCCCGATGATTGGGCAATTCAAGCCGCACGGGGCAATTCCCATCTGTTCTGCAATAATGGTTGCCAATCTCCCATCTTTGATGTTGAATCCAGCAAGTGCCCTGCTCGCTTCGTGGTTGACACTCCCGTTGAGATGATTGAAGCATACAAAGCCGCATTCGGCTTCGATGGCGGAGTCGTTGATGTTGATTCATCAGACCTGCAAGCCTTCGCTCAGCAAGAGGCCTCTGAAGAGGCTTCTGAGCCAGTGATTGATGTTGATGCTCCCGAAGTGGCTGATGAAGAATCCAGCGAAGGAGAGGTCATTCAAGAGGCTTCTGAGCCAGTCGATGATGGTCTCTTTTGGACCACCGATGGCAAGTCCTTCAAGTCTCGCCAAGGGCGATACAATTACTGCAAGCGAACAGGCGCTGGCTATCGCTGAGCATATCGGGATTACCGCCCGCTTGAGGGTGTCTCCGTTCCGAGGGGGTATCAAGCCTCTGCCCCCTCACCCCTTCGATTCTCCCCTCGCGGCATGCTCAAGAATCCAGTCGCTGAAATGCCTCTGTCAAAAAATCGCATTCTAAGGCATCTCCCTGCGCCGAGAATCTGTCACCCTATATCGGAGTCACCAAATGCAAACAAATCGCAGGGAGGCGCGTTTATGTGCGATTTTTGAACCATGTCGCCCCTCGCTGACCCATGAGCGAGGCATTAACCCCTGAACTCGCTCGTGAAATCGCCATTTATCCTGACCGATGGGCTGCGTTCTATCGAACCCTTGATGGCATGCCCTTCTCACTGGAGCACCGCCCATACCTCCGTGAGATTTACAGGCTCTTCAAGACCGAGGGGGGTAAATCCAGTGCTCCAAAGGTCGTGGTTCTCAAATGCTCGCGCAAGGTGGAGAAGACCGAGACGATTCTCAATTTGCTGCTCTATGCTCTGAACAACATCCCTTACTTCAAAGCCGTTTACACCGCCCCTCGCCAGCCAACCGTGAGCAGATTCATTGAGGAGCGATTCAAGGGTGCGCTTCGCTCAAGCATCAACAATGGTTGCCTTCTGAACAATGTCAAGAAGGACTCAATCACTCACATGACCTTCGATGTCGGCCTTGACCGATTGAATCATCTGTATGCGTATTCGGGATGGGGGGACGCACATTCTCTGCTCGGACTGGATGCGGACATGGTTTGTATCGACGAATATCAGGATATGCAAGCGGGTGCTCTTGAGATGATTCAGGAGATTGTGACCCAATCTCGCTGGAAGTGGGTGCTTGTTTCGGGAACGGCTCGTGAAGAGGGTTCGGCATTTTGGAAACTCTGGAGCAAATCATCACAGAATCATTGGGATGTCGATTCGCAGCAGTGGGTGAGCAAGAATCTCAATGGTGACCCCGACATCATTGGCTTTCACATGGACCAGCGAATTCATCCCGATGTGACCGAGGATGACATCCAGTTCAAGAAAGAAACATACTCATCACGCAAATTCATCAATGAGGTGCTCGGCGAATTCTATTCAGGTGGACTCAAGCCGTTGACCCTTGACACAGTTCTCTCATGCACCAACAAAGCCCTGGGCATTGTCGATTCGGTCAATCCGCCCAATGAGACTTACATGGGCATTGATTGGGGCGCTGAGACCACAGTCGTCATCATGGATGCGAACAGCCGAATCCTGAATGCTCTCAAAATTGATTCAAAGCAGCACGACGAGGTCTCTGAAATTAAGCGGCTCATGCTTCGATACAATTGCGTTCAGGTGGTCGCTGACTTGGGATATGGTGCTCGGCAAATCAAAGAATTGCAGGAGGAATTCGGGAGCAGAGTTCGCTCTTGCTATTATGCGACTCGCCCAAAGACCCCGTTTGAATTCTCAAAGCGAGACTCAAAGCGCAACCTGATTTACATGATAACCGTTGACCGAACAACATACATGGAGGAATTGATTGAGCGATTCGATAGGGGCGAGATTCAGATACCTTGGGCCGATGATTCGATTGAATGGATTGCCGATGAATTCGTTGCTCTCAACAGCACCCGCGAGCGTGATGAAAATACAACCCGAGCAATTTCATCGACCCCGAGGACCCGCTATGGGCGAGATGGAGATGACCACGCATTTCATGCCCTGCTCTATGCTCACATTGCTCTTGAGGTCGGTGCAGAATCCAATCTCCCCATAATCAGAACCTTTGGTGGTGCATGAAATGACAAAGACGCTGGATGAAATCGCAGCAGAGGTGACTCTGATTAAGGACAATCACCTTGCTCACATGCAAGACGACATCAGCGAATTGAAAGCGAGGACCCTCATCATAGAGACCAAAATCGGACTCGTTGAGCAATACCTCGGCAAGGCGATGAAGTGGATTCTCCCCGCCGCAATCATCCTGTCTGCGATGGTTCAGACCGCGATGCAATCAATATGAGTGCCCGTGATTCTTTGCGTGGTTGTATCGACCTTGACGGGATTTGAAATCGCGGCCACAGGAGCAAACGAATTCGTGAGGCATGACTGTGATGTCCGACACGACTTGAGGCTCATCGTAAGCAAAGGTCGTGCCTTCAAGGTATGCATCGAACATCTGCTCGCGCATTGCATCATCGGTGAGGATAAGACGCTTATCGGCAGCCCATGCCTTGACTGCTGGGGTCAAGAATTCATCGCCCTCGATGAGATGCTGGGCGTATACAGAGATGCCTTGAAATCCATCAGAGAGGCGGTATCGTGCCATGCCGATTGTGTAAGGCAGCATGCCCTTTGTATGTCGGCCTTCGTCGCATTTTGGACATTCGCGGTCAATTCGATTCGCAATGAATGAAGGCTCTGAGATGTGTCCACAGAAGCAACACTTGTGCACGACGATTTTCTTCGGGCGGCGGGCTGGGCTGACTGATTCAACGGTAAGGTGCTGGGTCATGTCCCTCCCATAGCGGGGCACTATATCAAGGCTCTGTCATTTTTGATTTGACCTCTCGCCTTTTCAAACCCCTTCGCCCCTCTGCAAGGCATGGGGTGGCGTGACCGCATCGGACTCGGGCGCTCGCGCGAGGTCAAATCCGTTGAAATTCCTTCGATGCCGAAGGAGGATATTGAATTTCATAAGGCTCTGACAACCGCAGCAAGAATCGCTGAGAACACACGGCGGGGCATGTATGCTGCTGCTGGTGAGGCAGAGGGATTACAGACCGATGTCGATTACAAATTGCTCAGAGAGGTTGCTCGTAAGAGCGAGGTGATTGATGCCATCCTTCGGCGAACAGTCGATGACACATTGGGCAATGGATATGAATTCGTCCTCTCGCCCGAATTGACCCAGGGCAATCCTGAGCAATACAATCGAATGGTTGAATTCTTCAAGCGCCCGAATGATGAGGATTCAGGCGATGAATGGCTTGAAACAGTCATTTACGACCTTACCCTCTTTGGCGATGCTTACATTGAACTGGATGGCTCAGGCGATTACGAAGTGCAAGGCAATGAATGGGATTTCGATGGTGACCTTCAAGGGATATGGTCGGTCGCTGCCGATTCGATGAGGATTCTCCCCATTTACCCGACTGGCCGTTTGCCTGACCCTCCTGAGATGGCCTATGTTCAGGTCATCGGCGATGTGGTGCGCAAATACTCAAAGAGCAAAATCATTCACATCAGCAAATTGAGGAATACCCGAGCCTATGGCACATCCCCCCTCATCTCTCTGCTCAAGGTGGTCGGCTCGCATCTCAACCTCTCTGATTACATCGGTCGATTGTTCAGCGGGATGTTGCCCAAGACGCTCGTCAATGTCGGGGACATCTCCACACAGGAGATGAGCGCCATGCTCGCTCTGATTGAGCAGCAAGTCTCAGGCGGACAATCCCCCTATGGACTCATCACCGTGAACGGCGGAACTGGATTCAACATTCACAAATTGATTGATTCGCCAAGTGAAGGGCAATTCCTTGACCAATTATACTATTATCGTGAAGAGATTTGTGCCGTGTTCGGTATCCCGCCAATGAAGTTAGGTTGGGTCCAGACTGGCAAATTGGCTAATCCTGAGCAACAACTCGATGCTTGGTATGACGTGATTGATTCGATTCATCGTAAACTTGAGGGTGTCATCAATGGCCGAATCCTCCCCTTGCTCAACGTCACAGATTGGTCGGTCAAGTTCCGCACCATCAGACCCAGCCGAGATGCTGAGCGAGCAGATACCTTTGCTAAGCAATCAGAAGCCATCAGGAAACTTCGTCAAGAAGGCACAATCTCAATCAATGAGGCAAGGAGGATGCTTGACCTTGAGTCTTTGGATAATCCCCTCGCCGATGACCCCTTCTTCGTATCCCCCGTTCTCAACATCAATCGACCGAATTCTGATGGAGCACCCGACCCTCAAGCCGATTCGATTGATGATTCGCCGATTGAGATGGAGCAAATCGAAGCGAGCCTCCCCCCTCTCATGCCTAATGCCGAAGCGGACACGAATAAATTCGTTGAGAGCATCTCTAAGGCCATTGGGTCCGAGGAGTGGGTAAATCGTAAGGATGACCTTCAATCGAAGCAGGAGCGCCGTTTATTGAAGGGATTTGAGGACAATCAGAATGACTTGGCGAAGGCAATCATAGAAGCCGTAAGGCCGATGATGACAAAGTCCGTGAGCATGAAGGCCGTTAGCGAGCAAGACATGCTCGATGCCATCAATGAAATCAATCAAGAGATTCAATTCACCCTTCAGAAGCAATCGGTCATCGCTCGGGGATTGACCACCGCTGGATATGAGGACTCGCTGAATTTCATCGCCGATGACATGGGTATCGCTCTTGCCCTCAATGCTGATGACCTCGCCGCCATCAATTACTTTCACAATGTATGGACAATGCCCGCCGTTGCGAGGACCCTGGGCATTCATCGAGCAGCCGCCGAAGGGGTGATTCGTCAGGCCTTCGCCGACGGCCGTAATTGGAAGTGGGTTGAGGGTGAAATGCGTTCGGTCATTAGCGCGAGCGGTGCGAATTATCCCCGATACTACTACGAGCGTATTGCTCGGACAGAGGCAAGGCGAATTGTTGAGAATTCGCACCTTTCGGCATACGCCAAAATGGGATTCTCTGAGTTCAGACGATTTGTGACAATCGACGAAGCCACCGACAAAGACCTCTGTGCTCCATTTGAGGATTATGTATACGATGCCTCAGAAGCGAGGGGATTGCTCCCTGCTCATCCGAATTGCCGATGTTCGCTTGCGCCGATTGTGAAGACCCCTGAAGAGGGAGAGCCTGCAATCGTCTATGATGAACCCGAGGCTTGAGAATGGCTTATCGACTTGACCACACGGCTCTCAAGCGATTCAAGAAAGCGATTGTTGCTTTCAACGGGGATTTGAAGCAAGGACATCGGCAGATTTTGCTCAAAGTCGGCTCTCTGATTCTCAACGATGCAAAGAAACTCGCTCCCGTTCAATCGGGTGCTCTGAGAGCATCGGGACGAATCGAAAGGCATTCAGATACAGAATACAGTGTTGCCTTTGGGGGGAGTGGGACTCAGGTCGATTATGCAACCTTCGTTGAATTCGGACGCAGCCCAGGGCGAGCGCCACCAATCAGAGAATTGAGGACTTGGTCGGCTCGCAGGCTCGGCGATGAATACGCCGCTGGAGCAATCGCTCGGGTGATTGCTCGGCGAGGAGTCCGACCTCAACCCTTCTTGCGACCAGCAATCAAAATGAATGAGAGGCACTTGATTGCCAGCGAAGTGACCAATGTCACGAGGGCATGGAATCGAGCAGCCGCCCGATATGGTCAGCCTTGATTCACCATTGAAGGATGCCTTGACCTGCATTCAGCGCCTCAAGAACCATATGGGCGAGTTGATAGACCCCGCTCCACTCGATTTCAATTGCTCGCTTCTGACCCTTTGCAGGCTTGCGGCATGGCTTGAAGAATTCCTTTTCATCGCGACCTTCGTTGATTTGACTAAAATGAATTTCAGGCAGCCAATGCATATGGCGACCATGACCTTTGCCTGCGACCATGACTTCGTGACCTTTCGTCGCGCTGTTGTAAATCGTGATGTTTCGCCCATCCTCGCATCGAGCATGCAATTCAAATGACCCATTCAGGGATTGTTCGATAAAGTGGGCACATAGGATTGCACCCTCTTTGAAGTAGTAAATTCGGCTGCCATTGACTTTTCTGATTCGGTTCGTTCGTTCTCCGTTCATGTCCCCCCCACATCGCCTGTCATATATCAACCCTCTGTCAATTATCAATGATGGTGCTTCTTTTACCGATTCGCCTCTGAAATTGAAACATGGGCGACAGCACAGGGGTCATTCTCACTGTCCCGTTCCGAATTGTGGATAAGGGTCCAGCATGCCGAATGGCGAATGAGACTCAGAGCGAATGCGTTTCACGAAAGGTTGGCGAACTCATTGATGAAGGATTTGAGCAGGACCAAGCGGTTGCTGCGGCATCCAGCATGTGCGAGGATTCATGTGAATCGAAGGATGCTGATGTGACGAAAGAGGAGCACGACTACGTCTTTGCCACCGCCGAAGCCGCACTTCAGATGTCTGAGCAAATCGCATCGACTGGGGCGGTCTGCTCAGGATTTCACGGTCACACAGGACCCGATGGTGAAATCGGCTACATGCCTTGCTCATCTCATGATGAATTGGTGAACGCAATCACCGAGATGGATTCATGGCATGACGAAGAGGAGCAATCAAAAATTTACGACTCCATCAATTTCAAGCCGACCTCAGCAATGGCAAGAGAAGCCGAGCGGGGATTGGCATGGCGAAAGGAATTCAACCGTGGCGGGACTGCTGTCGGGGTTGCTCGTGCTGGTCAATTGAAGAACCGAGAGAACCTTTCGCCACGAACGGTTCGCCGCATGTATTCGTATTTTGCTCGCCACGAAGTCGATAAAGAAGGTCAAGGATGGTCGCCGGGCGAGGAGGGCTACCCTTCGGCTGGGCGAATTGCTTGGGCATTGTGGGGAGGCGACCCTGGGCGCTCATGGGCGAATGCACGAGTCCGCAGCATGAATGCGGAGGATGAGCGCGAAGGCCGTGAACTGGATGCAGATTTCAACAAAAAGGATGCTCATGCTGAGATGGAGGATGCACCCGACATTGAAATCGGTCAAGGTGTTCTCATTGAAGGACCCGTCTCATCGGGAGTCACCGACCGCGATGGCGATGTCGTTGAGCCTGAAGCCGTTATGGCGGCATGGGAAGGATACAAGCGAAACCCGATTATCCTTCACAATCATCAGAGAGGTGGCATCGGTCGCATGATTGATGTCCGTATGGGTGAATGGGATGGCATCGACCATCCTGTCCCGATTGGTCGTGCTCTCATTGACGAATCAGAGAAGGCGATTGTCAACAAAATCCGCAAGGGTATCATCCGAGCATTCTCAATCGGATTTATCGCCCGCGAGGGTGGAGTTGAGCGAGTTGAGAATGATTCAGGGGGCATGGCTCACCGCTTCACTTCAATTGATTGGGTTGAGACTTCAGTAGTCGATATACCCTCAAATCCAGTAGCCCTCTTTGACGTTTTGAAAAATCAAGAGGCGGTGCTCGTGAAATCGACCGCACCTGTTTCGTTTAATAGCCCCTTCGCCGTTAGCATTTTTCAGCAGGAGTCGGGAATAATGACCGAGACAGAGATTCAAGAAGTCGCCGAAACCAAAGAGGCGAATTTGCCCGTTAATGAAGAAGTCATCGAAACCCCAACCGAAGTCAAATTCGTCTCTGAAGAGGAATTCAAGAGCCTCGCTCAAAAGGTCGATGACATCCTTGAAGGCATGATGGCACTCAAAGAGATGTCCTCTGAACCCGTTGAAGAATCCGAATCCGATGAAATTGTTGCTCTGAAGGCTGAATTGGCTGAACTCCGAGCAGCCAAAGAGGCCGCAGAACTTGAGGCTAAAATCGCAGCAGAGGTTGAAGCCCGAGTCAAGTCGATTGTCGGCGAACAATCCGTTACCCCTGAACGCAAGCCTGAGCGCAAGAGCATGGCCGTTCAGAATGTTCAAATCAAAGACGATGCCTTT